GATCTGTGAGCTCACGCAATTCAGTATTGACATATCCACCACCCAAGCCAATCTTAATTTGTGGGTAAGATGATTTAATAGTTTGCGCAATTCTCAGGGCAGCATACATAGCACCAGGAAATGGTACGGATAACAACACCAAAGTTGGCTGATGCTTTTCTATGGAAGACTTTGTCAGCGCCTGTAAATGCAAATCAATCAATGTGGGGCTTGCAGCTAAGGCATCTGCCAATGGATTAAAGCTAGGCTGGCTACCTGCCAAAGATTCGGCATAGCGGACAAACTCGAAACGCTCGTCTACTGCATCACGGAGCACATCGGATAGATCATTGAGATAGAGAGTTGCTAAATGACGTGCCCGATCCTGAGAACCGAGCGCGCCAAATGCCCACGCCAATGAATCCCCGCCCTCTTCCTCATCGTAAGCATCTAAAGATGCAAAACGAGGACCTTCCGGCAACAAGGTGCGGCTGTTGATGCGATGGGCCAAAGTGCTATCGCGCCCTTGCAAAAATGCTATCGCCAATGCGATGGTATTTTGGTAATCAGAAAAATAATCAAGGAAGAAGTTGACGCTAGCACTGCGATTTTCTTCGGGCAGCATTAGCGCTGCCTCTTTAATCTCTGCTAAACCTTCCGGAGTAAAGAATCCAAGCACTAAGGCCAAAGCCAAGTCTTCTTGAACTGCATCAACGCCTTGTGAACGTAAAAACCCAGTGAGATAGGCCGTTGATGGATACGGCGTATTGAGCTGCGTCATCGGCGGAATGAAACTCAGAATCTTCATGCTATCTGTGGCCGTTTCTCGCTGAGCGATTCGAGCAAGCTCAATTCTTCAGAAGTAAATCCCGCTTGCTTGCGAGCTTCGAAATTAAATGGGCCCCTCAATGTAGGCGCATGATATTTTCTAGCCAGCTCTCTATACACAGTGATCGGAGATAAATTCTCACCAGCACACAAGAAATTAAACCAACGATTACCAATCAGCACATGGCCAATTTCGTCGTTAAGAATAATCTCTAGAATTTCCACAGCTTTGGCATCCTTGATTTGCTTAAAGCGATCCTGAATTCCCGGAACCGCATCAAGACCCCTAGCCTCCATTGTTCTGGGGACCAAAGCCATTCTGGCAATGACTGAATCTGTAGTTCTCTCAACCATTTCCCACAAACTATTGTGCGCTGGAAAGTCACCATAGCTAAATCCAAAGGACTGCATATGCTGATTGACCAAGCTGAAATGGTATGCCTCTTCTTTGGCAACCTTTAACCAATCCTCATAGTATTCCTTGGGCATATCCGGAAAACGCCAGATTGCATCCAAGGCTAGATTCATGGCATTAAATTCAATATGCGCAAGTGAATGCCAGAGAATGGATCTACCTTCAACGGTATCCATTCTTCTTTTGGGGACCCACTTCGGCGCCACTAAATCTGGCTTAGAAGGTCGTCCAGGAAGACTGAGATATTGACTATCAAAGCCAGTCGAAATATTTAAAGTAACTTGTTGATTTTGATACTCATCAAACAGGCTGAGCAGATCACTAACTTTGGATTGCACATCGGTATTTGCCAGTATTGCGAGGGCAGTTTCTCGTAACTCAAGCATGGAGACAGAGATGGGGAGTGGGAAATGGGAAGCGGCAGACTAAAGCTGCCTATTCCCACTCGATTATGAACAAGGCCGCTTTCGCCTTGATTTTATTGGTGTTTCGTGTAGTGCAGAAAGTCGATGCCATGAAATATACCATTACGGGGAAAAGGGGCCGTCGCTCGGCTTTTTGCCATGTTACGGGGTTTCGTCAGAATCCGCCACGTCGGGAACCAGCGAATCGTTCGGCTGTTCCGCCTCGACCGTTGTAGTGTAACCGCCCCCATCCATGGAATGCTCGGCCCTGGTGATACTCCACTCTCCGTCCACACCATCGCGGAAGCCGGACAGTATCACCCGGCCCTCTGCCACCAGGTCGGTACGGCCTGGCAGCGTCACCGATACCGTGACCTTGCGACGCTCACGGCGGTCAAGTTCTGAACGGGCAGCGGCCAGCGCCATTTCCTGGGTCGGGTAATACATTTTCAGCCGCTTTACTGGCTCCCCCTTCCCTACTTTTACCTCGTGGCGCTTCGATTGTTTGACGGCGTGCCAGTAGGCCACAACCATGCCGGCGGTTTCACGCTTCGACATAACCACGCGATAGCGCGACACGTCGTCCGGTTTTAGGGTAACGGATGGCAACGAAATCCCGCTGATCGTTTTGGCGCTTCCAATTTTTGCCAGGATCAACTTGCCGGCTGCGGGCTTTATGATCGCGTCGTACTTTTTCACCACGCGACCCAGAAAATGTATGTCGGATTCATCCGCCTGGTCAATGTGCGGCAGCGCGATCTTTGCCAGTGTGTCCATTACCGCTGGCGCCATGCCGTGTTCTTTGGCGATCTTTTTAACCATGTCGCCCAGGATCGTACCCTTTACCCAGCTGCGCGTCTTTTGGCTTTGCAGATTCGACAGGCCACCCTTCGACGCGTCGAACGGAGTAGCCCTGGCGCGGATTGTCATTTCACCAGGCCAGCCGGCCATCTCGATTTCGTCGCACACGAACATCCCGATCCGTTCCAGGTTGCCATCGTAGCCCAGGAACAATTCAATCTCGGCGCCGGTCGGCGGTACCTGAATCGGATTTTTCGGATCGTGATCGGCCAGCACTATTTCCAGAACGTCGGATTCCATCCCGGCTTCGTCGGTGTAGCGCAGCGACACCAGGCGCTCACTGATTAGCCCGGTAATGTCTGCTTTGTTCGCAGTGATCCGGTATTCCGGTTTGACGGGCTGCGTTAATCCCACAGCTTCACCCCTTTGGTTTTGGAAGGCGCTGCGATTTCCGGCAACGTGACCGACAGGCCGGCCGGAAGAACCGGGCCGTTGTCAGCCAATCCACGGTTGGCAGCCAGCACGGCTTCCACTACCTGATTGACGGTTGAGCCGTAGAACTTCCAGGCGATGAAATCCACCGTATCGCCTTCGCGTGTAATGTAGGTCGTGGTCATGATTTACCCGATGATCTTTGCAGCCTCACCGGCGGTTTGCCGGCACAGCGTCGCGGTTTTCTCTGCGCAGGCTGCAGCCACCCGCACCGATTGAACGGTTGCCTCCGGAACATCGCCCAGGGCTTCCAGCTTTGAAGTCGAATCGCGCAACAGCTTGGCCGAACTACTAGCCATGACCTGGTACCCGCTTGCTTTACTCCCAAGGGCTTGCGACGACGACAAGGCAATCGCGGTTAACGGGTTGCGCGTCACCGAATTGCCAGCCAGCAGCGCGGCTTGTTGTAACCCCTGGGCAGAGTCCACCACGCGTAGCGCGGCGCCTGCGGCATCCTTGACTTGTGCAGCATAAGGGCCGATTGTTTCAGATACGTCCTGGTAGGCTTTGACGGCTGTTGCCGCCATCGACTTTGCGTTACTGGCGACTGAATCAGCTAGGCCGCCGGTTTGCTCGACGGCGTTTGTCGCGCCCGCAGGAATAGCAACAGTTCCGCCTTCGACAAAGGAACTGGACAGCTTATCCAGGGAACCAAGGGAAAACCCGCCAGACGCCAGCATGTTGTCGCCGGTTTCAAAAAACCGTCGCAGCTGCAGCGTGAATTCCACCTTGCGGGGCACGCCAGCGGATGCAAACACCGCCTGCTTTTCATCCAGCTTTTCGATCGCCCACTTGCCCATCACATTGCCGCGGCCGTCGGTCATGTCCAGGGGTTCACCCTTGCCGGCCAAGGCGCGCATTGCGTCCAGCTGTTCCAGGCCGCCACGCCATTCCGGGTAGATCACACCTGGCAGCGTGATCGTTTCCGATCCTTGCCCCACGTGCTGAAGCACCGGCGGTTTGCCGAAGCGATCCTGGGAAGGCCAGCGCCATTCGTTGCTGCGCGCCAGTGTTTGGAAGGCGGCCGTATTGATACCGAACTGGAACCCGCCCAGCTGCATCATTGCCGGCGCGCCGGTGGTGTAATCAAGCGCCATGTTAGTACCCTGTTGGTCGGTCGTACATCACGCTGCGCCGTTGGACGGCTTGCTTTTCAGCCAGGCGGCGGGCCACTTCATCGGCCAGCGCCTTGCTGTCTTGTCCTGGCAGCTGCGTGATGGTGAAGTTGTTGGTTTGCGGTGCGCTTACATTGCCGGCAGCGCCCGATGCTGTCGCCATACGTGGCACGGCTGGTGCGGTTGGCGTCGCGGCGGCGGCGCCTGTCGGTGCCTCTCCCCCGCTAAAGCCAAAGAACGCCTTGGTCTTTCCCCAAAATTCGCCCACGGCTTGAATCTTGCCTATGATCCAATCAATGGAAGCGCCCACGGTGGCTTTGATCCCGTCGAATAACCCGGTGAAAAACGCGCTGATCGGCTCCCAATTTTTATAGATCAGAACCGCGGCCGTGGCCACACCCATCAGAATCAACCCGATCGGGTTTGTTGCCATGGCTAACCTGATCGCATTGAATGCAAAGGTCACGGCACCCAGGCCAAAGGACACCAATTTCGTGGCAGCAAAGAATGCGCCGAACGTGCCCACCGCAGTGGCAATGTTGCCCACCAGGGTTTGATGTTCGCGCACGAAATCAGCAACGGCCGAAGTGGCCGAACCGAATACCGTCAGGGCGGAATTCACGGCCGGCAACAACACGCTGCCGATGTTCACCGAAACTTCGGTGACGCGGTTCTTTGCGATCTCCCATTGCGCGGTCGTTGATTGCAGGCGCGCTTCGTGTTCGCGCAGCATGGAACCCATGGCCTTGTCGCTGGACGCAAGCGCCAGCTGGCGCCTGTATTCGTCCACACCGCTGGCCAGCTTTGCAATATCGTCGCCATACTCTTTGCCGAACAGCTGCGTCGCCACAGTCAGACGCTTTTCTTCCGGCAATTTGTTCAGGGCGTCCAGCACCTTTTGAATGGTGCCGGTGGCGTCCTTGCTCATGTCTTGCTGGACTTTCTTTGCATCCATGCCGATGGCCACAAGGCCGGCCTGGAATCGCTTCGGCTGCATTGTGGCGATCGACAGTTCGCGCATGACCGCATTCGATGCGGTTGCGGCAATCTCTGCCGTGCTTCCCAGAGTTAGGAATGTCGAAGCCAGGGCGGCCGCTTCTTTGGCCGGCATTTTCACAAATTCAGCGGTACCGCCAATTCGTTTCATCACTTCGATAATGTCGCCACCCTTGGAGATCGCGTTGTCGTCCAGGTAGTTGATTACGTCAGCAAGTTCACCAATTTTCGGGATCGGGATTTTGAACAGCGTGGCAATTTTGCCCATCTGGTCGGCAAGTTCACCCGCTGGCAATTCGAAGGCCGAAGCCATCATGCCGGCGGTGCGTGTGAAGTCGATCAGTTCATCCTTGGCCACACCCATGCGGGCACCAGCTGCCACCATGTCCGCGATTTCATTCGTAGCCATTGGCAGTTCGCGGCCCAGCATCTGGACTTGTTTTGCCATGTCGAAATAAACCTGGGTCAGCTTGCCCGATTCGTCGCGGGCGCCGTCCACCTGTTTGGCCACGCCTAGCATGGCTTTCTCAAAGGCGGCCGCCTGAACGATCGGCACAAAGGCGGTGGCCGCAGCTGCGGCGGTTGCACCCAGGGCTATGCCAGCACTGGCCATCTGGCCACGGCCTGCAGCCATACCGCGGCTGCTCTGGTCGATGATCGATTGTTTTTTGCGCAGGGCTTCGATCTGTTTGTTGATCAGCCCTAGTTCCTGGTTTGCGTATCCAACCTTTAGCGCGCTGCCGGTGCGGCCTAGTTTTTCCTGGTCAGCAATGACGCCGTTTAATTCTTTCTGGCGTGCCTTCAGGTCGGTGACGGCCTTACCAATCTGGTTCAGCCCATCGCGTGTGGTGCCCAGGGCGTTTTTCAGCGCCCCGGTGATTGCGCCACCGATGGTGATCGTGGCGTTTAGTCTTTTGTTAGCCATCTCGTTCCTTTGGCAGCCCATCCAGCCACCAGACGAAGCGGGAAGTCCGCATGTTCAAAATTTCGGTGCTTGACCAGCCAGTGTGCGACGCTAAAGCTAAAACCCCGGCGCGCACGTACCCACTGGTCAGGCGATAAAACCCAAAAAAGCGGCCTGCACTTTTTTGTAATCTTTCAGCGTCAGCCGTTTAATGTCGTCGGGGGAAATTTCGCAAAGGTTCGCAAACATTGCGATCTCTTTTGCTGATTCGCCGCCCTTCAATTCTTCGGTGGCCAGCTGGTCACCAACCGTTGGTTCGCGCATCCGCAGGGCTTTCACCTGGGCGCCGTCGATTACCAGTGGTCGAGTCAGTTCTACATCAACAAAGCCGGCAGCAGCCGGCGTGGTGTTCTTTGCCATTCGTCGCTTGTCCTATGTGTTAAAACACGGGCCAGCCAAAGCCAGCCCGTTTTGCATTAGAGGCCCAGTGCGGCTCGGGTGGATGCCAGCGCATCCTTACCGTTTACCACGCGCACCATGTTTTCGACGTCCACTTCCAGCACGGTGGTTTCGCCGTGTTGCAGTTTGTAATACGTCAAAGCGATAGCGATCTTCAGGCTTGGCTTGTCGCCGGCCTTGCTAGTGCCTGGGTCGATTTCGCGGATTTTGCCGCGCATCGTATGCACCACAGGGGTCACAGTACCGTCGAATGATTCAAGGGATTCACGCGCCACGAATGGCACCAGGCTGCCTTCGGCAACACCGAACAGCGACAAGGCTTCAAGGTCGTAGCTGATCAAGCTGAAATCAGCTTCTAACTTCTCCATTCCCATCGTCAATTCGATAGGTGCGTCCATGCCACCGGCACGGAATTCTTCAGTAACGATCGCCAATTTTGGCGCGTTGAATTCTTCCACCTGCCCGGCGTAGCCACGGCCATCGACGAACAGGTTTAGATTTTTGCGAATGTTACGGGCGGCCATATTAGAAAATCTCCGTCAGGTAATCGTTGACCATCTGGCTGCGGAACGTGATGTGTTCAGCAGGGAACGGCGGGGTGAAATCGAAATCGAAATAAACCTTGCCCTGGGCGATCTGGTCGGGCGTGTTCAATTCAGGATCGGCCCAGCACTTGCCGCCCAAAATGGCGCCAATGGCTGTCAGGTGGCGAAGGTAGGCATTTACGCCTTCCATCACGTCCTGGATGTAGGTTTTGGTGATATTGCGATCCACGGCCCAAAGGTGCGCGCGGAGCAGGCTGTCGTTAATCATGTCGGCCGTGCGGCGAACAGACAAGAACATCCACTTCGGATCGCTCGAAAGTGTGCGGTTGCCCCAAAGGCGGAAGCCGTCTTGGCGGATGATCGTTGCAATGCCTTGCTCGTTCAGCAAGTTTGCGCGGGCGTTTGCATCGCCAAGGGCGAAATCCACAGCGCGGGCGGTGCCAACGATGCCGTTAATGTTTTGATTCGAAGGCGACCACCAGAAGCCGCGGTCGTTATCGGACTTGGCAATCAGGCCAGCAACGCAAGGGCTACCAGGTTGCGCAACGATTTCGCCGGCGCTGTTTGTTTTCTTAACCCATGGGTCGCAAACATAAACGCGGGCGCTGCCAAAGCCGCGGGCGTAGGCAACGGCAGCTTCGTCGGTCGTGTTCGGGCCGTCGGCAATAACGACTGCGCGCAGGCGTTCAGCAACGCCAACAAACTCGGATACCACAGCGTTGGCAACGCTGTTTGTGCGTTGGTGCGTAAAGCCAGGGGCCAAAAGAATGCGTGGCGTAACGCCCAATTTCGACTCGGCGCCAAGGAAGGCTTGGATGCCTTCGTATTCGCCAGTCTGCGAATTAACGCCGCCGATGATGTTAGCGATTGTTTCCGTTTCGGTAGCACCCTTGGCCACACGAACGACAACGATCACAGCGCCAGCTTGATCAAAAATCGAATCTAAAGCGGCGGGCAACGTGCCCTGGTCTGCGCCTGTATTGAAAGCCAGCTTGGCTGCCTCGCGGCGGCTGCCAGCAATCAGCACCGGCGTGTTCAGCGGGAATGCATCAGCATCGGCCAACGGCGCGGTGCCGATGATTCCGATGACGGAAGAACGCACCGTTTGAATCGGGCGTGGGCCGGCGTCAATCTCTAGGACTTCGACGCCGTGCAGGAAGGTTTCAGGCATTGGTTTTATCCTCTCAAGGAATCCGGTAAACAAAAACAAGAATTCAGTGATGCCACTTTGCCGGGTTGTCGAACTGTTTTCCTCTGGCGGTTTTTCCAGAAAAAAAGCCGCCCGGCTGCGGCGGCTTTTGTTACTCCGTGCATTTTTTAGGCCGGGTCTGGATACCGCTTTTTGATTTCGGAAACTTTGGCACGCCATTCGTCCATCGTTGCTTCTCCCCGTTGCGCCTTGAAGAAAAGCGGGTCGGCTTCCCTCATGTAAGCAATGCTACGGGCTGATTCTGCGGCGCTTGCCAGTTGAT